CCAAGGATTCGCACAAACCTACTGGAAGATAATGGGAACTTAAACAGAGATGCAACAAGATAACTATATTTTGGCCTACTATCAGGGCATAAAAGACGGAACTTACACGGTCGGCAAGTGGATTCGGCTGGTATATGAATATATCGTTAAGGGCTTACAAGACAAGCTCTTTTTTTATGACCAAAAGAAAGCCAATGCAGCAATTGAGTGGATTGAAACGCATTGCTCACACACAGAAGGCCCGCTCGCGCCGTCACGGATCAAGTTAGAGCTTTGGCAGAAAGCGTTTATATCCTGCATATATGGTTTAGTCGATGAGAACGGTTTAAGGCAGTTTCGTGAAGTTCTGCTTTTAGTCGGACGCAAAAACGGCAAAACAAAGCTCGCCGGTTCCATCGGGTCGTATGACTGGCGCGTTGCCGGCGGTTACGGTGCAAAGGTGTTTAACATCGCGCCGAAGCTTGACCAGGCAGACTTGGTTTATAACGATATCTGGCAAATGACAACGCTCGACCCGGAATGGATCGCGTTGCGGGATGAAGTAAAAGAAAAAGACAAATACGGCAGATTGGTTCGCGATGATTCAATGCTCGCAAGACACAGACAAACAGACCTTGCTATACCTGGAATGAATGCGAATGTAAAAAAGATTGCATTCAGCGCAAAGAAGTCGGACGGCTTCAATCCGTCGCTTTGTATCTGCGATGAGGTTGCTGCATGGGAAGGCGACGCAGGGTTAAAGCAGTACGAGGTTCTTAAATCTGGAATGGGCGCAAGGCCGGAGGGTCTGCTTATAAGCTGCACAACTTCTGGTTACGTAAACGAAGGCATATACGACGAGTTGCTGAAGCGGTCAACGCGGTTTCTTTTAGGTGATTCGAAAGAGCGTAAGCTTTTGCCGTTTCTTTACATGATAGACGATATTGGCAAATGGAACGATATAAACGAGCTACGCAAAAGCAATCCGAACTTAGGCGTTTCGGTTTCTGTGGACTATATGCTGGAAGAAATCGCAGTTGCGGAAGGGTCGCTCTCTAAAAAGAGCGAGTTCATTTGCAAATACTGCAACCTGAAACAAAACAGTTCGCTCGCATGGCTGGAATCCAATGTAATCGAATCGGCTTGCGGGGATCCGTTTTATTTAGAAGATTTCCGAGGCTGCTATTGTGTCGGCGGTGTTGACCTATCCAGAACGACAGACTTAACAGCGGCTTCAATCGTAGTTGAGAAGGGCGGCGAGTTCTATGTGTTCTGCCAGTTCTTTTTACCGTCCGAACGAATTGAGGAATTGCAGCAGATAGACGGCGTACCGTATGGGATTTACGTTAAGCGCGGATTGTTGAAACCGAGCGGGACGAACATAATCGACTATCACGACGTTTTTAACTGGTTCCGTGATATGGTCGAGCAATATCATATTTACCCGCTTAAAGTTGGGTACGACCATTATTCGGCTAATTACTTTACGCAGGAAATGCAGGATTTCGGCTTCCACATGGACGACGTATATCAGGGCTACAACTTGCACCCGGTTATTACAGAATTTGAGGGACTAATAAAAGACGGTCGCGTACATATTGGCGACAACGATCTTTTGAAAATACATCTGTTTAATTCGGCGCTGAAAGTAAGCACCGAAAAAGGGCGCTCAAAACTGATTAAGATTAAACCTACCGCGCATATTGACGGCATGGCATCGGTTCTCGATGCGTTTACGGTTCGACAAAAGTGGTGGGGCGAGATAGGGGCGCAACTAAAGAACGAGAGGGATTAGATGGCATCACTATTTGATAAGATATTCCGACCGGACAAGGCAAAAAAATCGGATGAGGCACTAAATAAAGCAAGCAGCCTTTTCCAGACCTTGACCGCATACGAGCCAGTATTTACTAATTTCGGCGGCATGATTTATGAGAGCGAAATCGTACGGGCTGCAATCGACGCAAGGGCGAGACATATAAGCAAGCTAAAGGTTGACATACAAGGAACGGCGAATCTTTCGTTGCAAGCTAAATTAAGGCTCGCGCCGAATCAGTTCCAGACATGGAGCCAGTTCCTTTATAGGACTTCGACCATACTGGATGTAAACAACACGGCCTTCGTGGTTCCGGTGTTTGATGATCGTATGGTTATTACTGGCGTGTACCCGGTTCTTCCGTCGATGTGTTCGCTGGTCGAGTACGATAACAAGCTTTGGCTGCGGTATCAGTTCAGCATGGGATTTATTGGCGCGGTTGAATTTGAGAAGTGCGCGGTGCTGACAAAGCACCAGTATAAGAGCGATTTCTTTGGTGATTCGAACAACGCTATCAAAGAAACCATGCAGTTGATTCATATACAAAATCAGGGCATAGCAGAAGGCGTTAAGAATGCAGCAACATTCCGCTTCATGGCACAGCTCGCTAATTTCGCTGCCCCGGAGGACGTGGCGAAAGAGCGGAAGCGTTTCACTGAAGATAATCTCGCGACCGATTCAAAGGCTGGCGGGTTCCTGCTATTCCCGAACACGTACAAAGATATAAAGCAGATTGACGTTAAGCCGTACGCGGTCGATGCGGAGCAAATGAAGCAGATACGCGAGAACGTATTTAATTACTTTGGCGTCAACGAGGACGTGCTACAGAACAAGGCTAAAGGCGAAGAGCTGGAGGCCTTTTTTGATGGAGCAATAGAACCGTTTGCGATTCAGTTCTCCGAAGCTATGACAATGGCATTATTCAGCGAACGAGAGCGGGCGCAGGGTACGAAGTTCATGGCAACGGCTAACCGGCTCCAGTATATGAGCGTAACGCAAAAAGTACAGATGGCGAAAGAGCTGGGAGATAGGGGCGCAATACTGATCGACGAAATCCGCGAGCTGTTTAACTTTGAACCGCTCCCTGATGGAGCCGGCCAAGTTGCACCGATTAGAGGCGAATACAAGGCAACCGATGAGTTGGGAGGAAACGAAGAAAATGGCACAGAAGAATAGCAAGAACAATAGAGAATACAGAAACGTAATGGTTCCGTTTGAAGTGCGAGAAGCTGGCGAGGGCGAAATGATCGTAGCCGGATATGCCTGCACATTCAACGAACCGTACGAGCTTTATTCGTGGGACGACGTAACCGTACGCGAACAGATTGCGCCGAATGCGTTTGATGAAGCTGACATGGACGACGTTATCATGCAGTACAACCACGAAGGGCGAGTATTTGCTCGCAACAGCAACGACACCTTAACCGTCACACCTGACGAAAAAGGACTATACATTGAAGCGGATTTGTCCGGTACGGAGCTGGGACGCCAGCTTTACGAGGAAATCCGCGGCGGCTATACGAACAAGATGAGCTTTGGCTTCACGGTAGAAGCAGACGAAGAGACGCGGACCGAAGAAGATGGGCGTGTTGATTACCTGCGTACTATCACGAAAATTAGAAAGCTCTACGACGTTTCAGCCGTTTCTATTCCGGCTAATGACGCTACAAGCATTAGCGTTAGAAAGCTGACCGACGGAGTGATCGAGAAGCTACGAGCGGAGAGACTTGCAGCCGAAGAATTGGAAACAGAACGCCGCAGATTGAAAGTTAAAGCGAGAGCATTAGGAGGAATCTAATGGACTACGAAAAAATGACGATGGAAGAGCTTGAAACCAGAGCCGCCGAAATCGTGACCGAGCTGGAAGAAGCTGACAAGGAAAAGATTGAAGCGCTTAACGGTGAGCTTGACGCAATCGAAGAGAGAAAAAAGGTTCTCACAAAAGAGCTGGCAGAACAGAGAGCCGCCGCCGTAGCGGTTGCAAGTGGAGCCGGCACAGTAATTGAAGAAGGAGAAAAAGAAAACATGACTACTGGAATTGAAGTAAGAAACAGCCAGGAATACATCGAAGCATATGCAAAGTTTATCAAGACTGGCAGTGATAAAGAGTGTAGAGCGCTGCTTACCGAGAACGTGAACAACGGCGTGGTTCCGGTTCCTACGTTTGTCGGTGAAATCGTTGCAAAGAGACTTGAGGACTCTCCGATCCTTCGCAGAGTTCGTAGAATGTCCGCAGCCGGTAACGTAAAGGTTGGCTTTGAAATTTCCGCACCGGCAGCTGGAGTACACACCGAGGGCGGCAACGCTATGGAAGAAGAAGCTCTGGTTCTCGGAGTGGTCAGCCTGGTTGCAAAGACCTACAAGAAGTGGGTTAGCATTTCCGACGAAGCTCTGGACGCTATGAGCGGTGAGGCATATCTGCGTTACATCTATGACGAAGTAGCTAGAGGAATTATCAAGGCAGAAGAAAACGCAGTAGTTGCGGCTATTCTGGCAGCACCACAGATAGCAGACGAAGATTCTCCGGCAGTAGCAGCATATTCCAACGGCGGTACTGCTACGATTGCTGACTTTGTTCAGGCGAGAGCGCTGCTGAGCGATGCAGCCGAAGATCTGGTTATCATCTGCACACCGGCACAGTATGCCGCATACAGAGCGCTCCAGATGGGAGCTAACTACGGAGTTGACCCATTCGATGGCCACGAAGTGCTGTTTAACGACACCGTCACCGCTCCAATCATCGGCGACCTTTACGGCGTACTGATGAATCTGCCAAAGGGCGAAGCAATCGAGTTCAAGTACGATGACCGTACAAGAATGAAGCAGGACCTGGTCGACATTCTGGGCAGACAGCCGGCAGCAATCGGAGTAGTTGGCAACAAATTCTTTGCTAAGGTAACTGCATAGCAATGAAAGTTAAGCTTGTCAATGATACTGTTGTTCGTTTCGCCAAAGGCACAACTTTAGACGTATCCGATGAGGAAGGTAAAAGGCTGATTGCTTTCGGGAACGCAGTAGAGGCAGAAAAAAAGGCTGAAGCGAAACCAGCCAAAAAGAAAAAATAGTCATGTGGGGCGGTTCGAATTGAGCCGCCTCAATTTGTGGAGTAATAAGATGCTATCAAAAGTTAGGACCGCATTGCGGATCAAGACAAACGCATACAACGACGAATTGAACGGCTTAATTGAAGCGGCGAAACTTGACCTTAAAGTAGCGGGTGTCGTTGTCCCGGAAGAACTTGACGCAATCGTTAACCAGGCAATCATCACATATTGCAAGATGAATTTCGGCTTGGTGGACGATTACGACAAACTGAAACGGAGCTATGACGAACAGAAGGCACAGCTTTCTAACGCTACTGGTTATACAGATTGGGGCGATTCCAATGTATGAGGACGTTGCAACCGTAGAGCGTGAAGTGTACGTCATGCCGCGCGGTGTGTACCAGAGCGAATACTATAACGCTGCACAAGTCGGCCTGAAGCCGTCCATCACGTTTGAGCTTACAGTTCGTGATGATTACGAAGGCGAAAAGGTAGTGATTTATAACGATCGGACGTTTGACGTAATCCGCGTGGACTGGAACGCGCAGCGGGATAGGTTATCACTTATATGCGAGGAACGGGCAAATGGCTGAAATTAGTTTATCCGCGCAGCTTGTGAAGATTCTCGACGAATACGACAGAGAAGTTCACGAAGTTGCAGAAAAGGAAATCCAAAGCACAGCGAGGGCAGCGGCGAAGAAACTCCGAAGCGAATCACCTAAAGATTCGCCTCATGTAAAGCACTACGCAGAAGGATGGAGTACAAAAAAAATTGAGGGCGGGATGGTTGCTTACAACCGTAACAAGCCACAATTAACGCACTTGCTTGAGAATGGTCACGTAATCCGAAACGGCAAAGGCGAATACGGAAGGGCGCCAGCTATTAAGCACATCAAGCCCGTAGAAGAATGGGCTAACAACGAAGTCGTTGAAAGGATAGAGGCAAAATTATGATTTTTGAGACATTGCAGAAATTAAATATTCCTTGTGTCTATTCGCATTTCAAAGACAAAGACGCGCCAAAGAAACCACCGTATATTGTTTATATCGGTAACGGGCAAGACACGTTTGCAGCGGACAACACGTTTTACCACACACAGAACCGTTACCAAGTCGAATATTACTTCACAAAAAAAGACGAATCAATAGAAGCCGCCATCGAGTC